TTCTTTCTGTATTGGATCACCCGCCATTGCAACCGTGAACGATCCGATCGCAGTAGACACAGCGGTCGTTCCACCGCCACCACCATCATCAGCCATTGCACCCTTCTTGCTCAATCTCGCCTTTTCTTTCGCTTCAATCTTGTCTATCAAGTCCAGTTGCTTCTCGGCTTCTTTCGTTTCCCTTTGTACTCTTGCCTTCTCCGCTTCTTCTCTTTTCTTGACTTGATCGTATTGTTCTTTGCCTTCGCGGATCGCCTTCTTCTTCAATTCCAAAAAGGTCTTTTCGATTTCATTCAGTTTGCTTTGTTCGTCTGCTGTTGCTCTCACTTGTTCCCGCATCTTCTCGAACTTCGATTCGAGAGCAATCATCTGCGCACCTTCCTCGTCACCTGCTTCTTGTGCGGTCATGATGTCGAGTTGTGTTTGTAGGTCTGCTGTTTTCTTGAGGATCGCTTGTTCCTCGGCAGCACCACGCTTCTCGATCATTTGGAGACGTTCTTGTTCCCTTGCCTTATCTGCCCAAAATCTATCGCCCGCAGCCAATTCCGCTTCGGTGTTGGCTGCGGCTTCTGCGTTGAGTTGCTCTTTGATCTGCGCCATCTTGAACTTTGTTTGTTTGTCAAACTGGTTCAAGATTCTCGCCATTGATTCTCTTGCAAGTTCTCGGTCACTTTCTCGAACTGCCTTCTTGATCTTTTCTTGGAGGGCTTTTTCTAAGTCCTCGCGTGCGTTCGCAAACTCCATCGCTCTCGCTTGTATTCGGTCGTATGTTCCACTCGACGACTTCCACTGGATTTCGGTCATGGACTCCCACCTGTCAGCCATGTCCTCCAGATCGCTTGCAGCCATTGCACCTGCCAACTTCTTCGATGCTTCGTCGAGAAGTCCGTTCATTCGTTCGATCTGTTCGTTCAGTCTGGCAAGGTCGGCTGCCGATCCATCAATCCAACTGCGAAGGGTTGTTCCGATTGAAATTGCTTGAGACAGAACGGGGATTCCTGAGTTCTGGAGCGAGTCAAGTACCGAATTGTACTTCTCCATTGCCGATGTTGACTTGTCACCCATTATCACGGCTGCTTCTCCGAGTGCTGTGATGGCTTGCTGCGCTATTTGTGCAACCTGCATGACGACACCAAGTTTGCTTGCAAACTCTGTCCATGACTGCTCAACACGATCTCCGAGTTGCTCTTGCGATGCCTCCATTTGTTGAGCAGACTCCTTGACGGCTCGTTCTGCCTGTTCGAGTCCCGCTTGGAGTTCTGCGGTCTGTGCTTCGATCGCAACTGTGATTGTGCCTACATTTTCAGCCATTGGTCATTCTTCCATCGTTTCGTACTCAGCAGAGAACTCGACATACTCTCGATCACTCATCGGAGCGTCGGATTCAATTCGTCGAACATAACTTATTCTATCGAGGAGAAGCAAGAACATATCAAAGGGGATGTCATAGGGATCGCCAAAGCCACCAAAGTATCGAGCAATCAAAGCGGAGTTCGTAATCCATCGAGGACGATGCTCAACTACTTTTTTTTGGTGGGCTTTTTGTCGTCTTCGGGCTTGGACAGTTCTGCAGCGACGAGTTCGAGAGCGATCTTGATGACATCTTCGCTTGTGCCAACGAAGTTGTCTGGCAAGCCGTCGGCTTTCTCCGAGTTCTTGCCTTTGGACGCTTCTTCGATTATTTCCAACGCTCCGAATGGCGTGACAGCATAACCAACCACCTCGCTCATCATGCCTCTCGAATTGTCCAACTCCCGAAGTGCAACAATTCGGTTCGCAGAATCAACCTCGGCATCTTTGAGATCGTCAATCAATCGCTTTCGCTTCTCCGACCACACGCGATCGCCAATCGCAATCATCATCCGTGGAGTCAATCTATCGAGCCATGCAGTTCCGTCCGTCGTTTCTATTTCGATTCGTTTTCGTTGCATGTCGGAATAGTAGCACGATTCTTCGGAGACTGCTTCTTCTTCTCTGGCTTACTCTCTGCGACCTCTGGCTTGTTCCAAGAGTCTGCAAGTGCCTCCCAATCCACATCATCGAGGGATTGATTGTCGGGAGTGAGGTTGCTGAACTTGATGAACTGTCGCCTTCCGAACTCCTCGGCAACTTTTTCAGTCCACTTTTCGCCCTTCTTTTTGAGGAACTCTTGCATGGCTCGTTTTTCCACGCAAGAGTCTTTGTCGCTATCAATCCACAACCTAACGCTTCTAGTCGCCTGTGCTTCAACCTTGCTGTCATTTGTCATGGATTATCCCCAAGTCTCAGTCACTGTACCTGTGAATGAAAAGTCAAGCGAAATTGTTGTATCGCCCGTCTTAGACGAACTGACCGAAGCACCTGAAATTATACCAGTGCCAGCCCACTGATTGCCAGACTGTGCTATCAATACAATGGATGCTTCTGCACCTGTTGGGAACTCGCCTGATCCAATGTTGGGGTCTGCGCTATCCGACAAGAACCCTGATAGACTTCCCGTGTAGGTAGGAACTCCACCCCTAAACTCAGACGATGCATCACCGAACGCGGTCACATCACTGACAACCCTACTGAGTGACATTGACCATGCATTTGCTGTGATATTGTGTGCGCTGCATGTCACTGATCCTTCGTTTCCTATAATTCTTGCCATTGTTCACATCCTCTAGGTTGTTGTTGTTGCTTCTACTGAATAGATCGACTCGCTTGAGATGATCTCATCAAACACGGTTCGACGATCTCGGTCTAGTGGAACTACCACTCCACGATCATACCCACTCGGTGCAAGCGTTGCATCCTTCATCAAGTCGTAGAGTTGATCTTCGATCGTTCCGATCACTTCTGCTCCCAATCTGCGGTGTCCGTAGATCGTGAAAAGAACCTGCGACTTGATGTAGACCTCGCCATCGAACAGACCCGCAACTGGCGTGCTTTGCACCTCGTAGGTGAGCAATGGCAATGCTGCGTCGTCTTGTCCTTGGAGTTCGTAGATTCGACCACCAACGCTGAAATAGAGCGACGGATCAGATTGAACCGAAACCAGTTTGGTATAGATTGCCGTCTTGATTGCTTGGCTCATTTCAGACTCCGAACTGCTGCTGCGACCAATCGCCTCGAATCTAGTCTCGCGAGTATCATCTTCAACGTCTTTCGTCTCCAACCAAGTCGAGCATCAAGGAAGTTCCGACGACCACTTTTGCCCATCGTGCCATCCTTTTTTGGCTTGGCTGTACGGGTGAGAAGATAGATTGCATACTTGACCCCTGTTCCGATCTTCGAGACAAACTTGTCGCCTTTTCGCTTTGTTTTTTGAACGCTCCAAGATCGAGCGAGTGTGCCTGTGATCGTGTAGGGAATCTTCGATCCCTTTGGAGAGTGAACTGGCGGTCTTTTTGATCCCTTTCCTGCTGATCGCAAAGCAGTAGACAGATTGCGTTGGAATATCTCCGCAGACTTCTGTACCTCTTTGCCGATTGCCACAAAGAACGCTCTCTCGAACTGGTCGCCCTTCCATTCAACTTTGACGCTCATTCAACCTCCGAAAGTTCCACGATCCTTCGAGCCATGTGGTTCGTGTTTGGCAGCATGAGCGATCGTCTCGCTCCTGTCACCTCAAAGGTGCGCGTCGTGCCTGTGTCTGAATCCTCGAACACGATGCGATCGGTGTGATTGATCGTGACGGTTGGCAACAAGTAACCGCGTGCGGTGATCTTGCCCCTTGGACGACCACCTTCGACTATTTCATCCGACGACGATGGAAAGATTGCGACATCCACATCGCTTTGCGATAACGCAAAAGACTCCAAAGGGAAGCCACCTGCGTCCTTGGTGACTGTCTGTGTGTGAATCTCGCACTTGACTCCGAGACTCTGGATCATTCCTCGCAGACTCATTCAGCACCTCGCCTCCAAATGTCCATGCGTCTCATTTGATCGTCCCGAAGTTCCATCGCGTTTCGCGTCGAGTACGAATACCCGTCAAGCGATTCAGACGCGATTGTGGGATCGTGTTGTCCTCCGTGATATGCGGCAGAAACCAACTCCCACGCGATCTCTTGGAGTGCGTTGGGGACGGTTGCTTGTGTATATCCTGCGGTGTAATCGACGTACACGTTCCTTGACCCTCGCGGGAATGTCATCGCGTTCGGAGAGTATGGATACCACGCCGTTTCGCTTGGTGCGCCTATCAGGTCGATTCGTCCTGTCTTTTCATCAACCCGATAATCTGCATCGGTCGAATCCAGATAGTAGAACTGCGCACCACCTGTC